GCTTATACTCAGAGTCCCAGTAAGCCCTGGTGCCGCGCCCCGGTTCAAATCTAGACGCCACGTGATCCATGACTCTAGATAATAACTCGGATGGCACCCTCGAGTCAAAGCCCTTGAAGTCAATGAATACGAAATGGTCCGCGTCGCCGCACCAATTCCATATATCTTGATATGACTCCGAGAAAGGGCCAGTACCTAACAAAATCCCACCGTTCTCCTTTGACAACTTCTTACACTCGGCCATGTAAGGTCCAGAAGCTAAGGTACCCATCAGATGCCGGACTAGGTCCGGCATGACAATTAACCTGCCCTCCTTCTTCCCCTCAGCATGACGGTCCCTGTTTATGTCCATGCGCTTGCCTCGACCGGCAACGCCACAAGGAGGGACATCGTAAGTTTCCCCACTGTTCACCATTCTTTCCAGCACCTTCGTGGCCTCTACTACAGCAGGCATCAGCGCCTGGCGCTTGGTCTTATAGCCAAGCCTCTTCCACCGAATCCCCGGACTCGTCCGTGAAGGCACGCTAACCTTAGGAAATACGCGCGGATCTAACCATCCAGAAATACGGGGCCCCCACCCCTCGACACCTGCCAACTCTCGAAAGAGCCCTGCATAGGTAGTGCTCGAGGCCGTGCGAACATCCGGATTCTTTAAGCCAAACCCGCGAATATGCGTGTATAAATCATCAAACGAGGGGGGAACGAATTCAGAGTTTACTATATCCAAGTCGGGACCAGGCAGACCTGATAAATCTATAGCGCGCTCATCAAGAAAAGAAGAAAAGAAACGAGAATTAGACGTCTCTGGCTGGACGTACTTATACCTTACCGCGCCAGACATCCCTAAACAATCAACGCCGGGCAAATCCTTTGCCCACTTACAAGGAGAAAGAAAGAAACGCCATTCCTTAACGCCATGCCCACTGGCCTCAGACATCGTTGTCGGATTTTCAGTTATCCAGTCCAGTATCACAGACTCATCAGTGTTATCCAACTCCGTGCCTCCGTACAGCGATCCAGCGGACACTAAAAATCCAAATCATGCAATGCATCGCGAGTCACAACATCCTCCAGAGCTGCTGCGTCCTCTTCCTCCTCACCGAGCTCAATGCCAAACTGGGCTAAAGCCGCAGCGGCACTCTTCCTCTTCGCTACGTACCCTGGATCTAGGCGGGACAAGGCCTCATCCCTCTCACCCAACAACTGATTCACCCGTCTTGTCGCCCGCCTCGCCTCCAGAATCACGCGCTGCTGCTCGTCAATCAACGCCCGCAGCTGGGCCTTGTACTGCTGGGCCACCCGATTGAACTCGGGAGACCGCCTCTGGGCCACCGGGTCGAGCATGCGCTGCAAATGCAGCTTATAGGCCTTACCCGCCTCCTTCAACTTCTCGAGGGCTTGAGGAGACTGCTGAGCGACGGTCAACACGTCATCCTTACTAACCACCCTACGCTGCACAGCCGTCAGTATCGCGGCGACTATGACTACGGGTGGGTCCCACTCAGCCGTCAGGCGGGTGACATTATCCATGTCTTGATCGAGGGCCAACCAGTGCACCTCGTTCCCCTCTCCATCCCACGCTCGGATCGTGGGTAGGGCATCGGCCAATGCCGCGGCGCCCACCGCATGCCCGCTTAATGGGATGGTCGTGTTACCGACCTTCCAATCATCGGGCCACAGGTCCCGCACAGAGCGGGGTCCCTGCTGGACTCGTTGAGAGACCAAGAAACGCTGAATTATGGATAGAATAGCTTCAGCGCGATTGCCGCGAGTGGATCTACGTGACGTGTTCCACGAGATCGCAGCACTCTCATCAACAGGAGGGGGATCACTACTTGTCCTCCTATGCGCAGCTTGCTCTGCGGACGGGGTCGGTGTAATAGCTGGAGCATTTGTGGCGGTGCTCCCGCTGGCTGTCGCCGACCCTCCAACAGACCTTGTTTCCGCTTGGGGGTTTTGGGTCTTGGGGGGCATGTTGTGTATCAACAACCGGGCCTGGATCCCGTGAAGAGCGCCTCGTATCTGCAGGAGGTGTCGAATCTCCTGTTCGCTCGAGCTTCACGCGCAAGGCTTCCGCTACCGGCATGAGAGCGCGTCCCTTAAAACGGGATCCCTCGCGTCCAGAGGATGACAATAAGGTCCAGGATCGAATGGACCTCCCCGTTGTAATGCCAACCTCCACGAAGAGGGAGTGACGCGCCCGCGTCCTCTAGTCACACCACCGCCGAATTGCGAATTCGACGCCCGGACATGGGTCCCCTGTCCGGGGGGGGGCGGGGAGCCCCCCCTCCCGCCAACGATCTGGGGGGGGGCCGAGATGGAGCCGCCGGGCGAGGGGATTGCGCC